TCATAGCTGGCGATACCAGCGGCTCAATAACCCTACAAGCTCCGGCTGTTTCGGGGTCTAGTGTCCTTACACTGCCTGTTGCTACTGACACGCTGGTGGGCAAGGCTACGACAGATACGTTAACGAATAAAAGCATTGCAGTTACCCAGCTAACCGGAACGCTACCTGTTGCTAATGGCGGCACAGGCGTTACGTCATCGACAGGCACTGGTAGCACTGTTTTGTCTATATCTCCCGTGTTGACAACGCCTAACCTTGGCATTCCTTCCGCAGGAACGTTAACTAATTGTACGTTCCCAACACTCAACCAAAACACTACGGGTAACGCAGCAACAGCTACTACAGCAGCCGCACTTACTAACAACAGTCCTTTAAATACCCCATCAGCAGGAACGTTAACTAACTGCACTGGGCTACCTATAGTTGCTGGGACTACTGGAACATTGTCTGTTGCTAGGGGTGGTACGGGTCTAACAACAGTACCGCACACAGTACAAGTATTTACGTCAGGTTCAGGCACGTATACATTACCAGCTAACTGTAAGGCAATTAAAGTCACGATGGTTGGCGGTGGTGGTGGTGGAGGAGGAGGGGGTACAACATCAAGCGCAGGAGCAACTGGAGGAACTTCAACGTTTGGAACTTCCTTTTTAACAGCTTTTGGGGGTACTTCATCTGGCTCACCTCCGGCGGGTAGTGGGTCTTCTGTGCCAACAGGTGGAGATGTTAATCTTCCCGGTTCTGCTGGGGTACAAGGCGCTGATTTTAGAGGCGCGTCACAATTTTGCCCAAGTGGTACTGGCGGCTCTTCAATATTAGGTGGATCCGGTGTTGGAGGGTACGTGGGGCCGGGTTCGCCCGGTTATGCTGGTACTGGTAGTGGTGGAGGAGGAGGGGGTATATCGGCAGCAGCATTTACAGGTGGAGGCGGCGCGGCTGGTGGTGCTTTATATAAGTTAATTTCCTCGCCTTCGGCTACATATTCTTATGCTGTCGGGGCTGGAGGCGCAGGAGGGGCTGCTGGAACTTCTGGATATGCCGGTGGTGCTGGTGGTTCAGGCACAATAATTGTAGAGGAATTTTATGTCTAATCTAATACGCCACGTTATATTAAAAAATAACATAGTGGTTAACGCTATCGAATACGAAGCCCTGCAAACTGGATGTCCAGAAGGATTAGAGGACGTGATTGCACTAGCTTCAGATGAAGGTCAGATAGGCTGGATTTATGATAACGGTGTCTTTACCGACCCTAATCCACCCGTAGTAAGAGAACCACTACCGGAACTTACACCACTACAAAAACTGACATCTGCCGGGCTGACGGTGGATGAACTTAAAGAACTACTGGGAATAGCATAATGGACATCAACCTTAGCCTTATATTTAACATATTCATCACCCTTGTCCTGATGCCATTCGGCTGGTTTCTGCGTTCTCTCGCGGGTGAATTAAAGGACGTGACAAGGCTGGTCTACGAGACGCGGGAACGATATGTCAGCAAGGACGACCTAAAGCACGACATGGACAGGCTGATTGAGATGATGATTCGACTCGAAGACAAGATTGATAGGATAAGCAAATGAAACTACTAACCCTATTACTTGCACTGATTACTTGTAGCTTGTCGGCGGAGCCAGTATTGCAGATATGCCACAACGAATATGCCCTGTGTGCAGCCTCCAGTACCGAGAAAACAGGCGGTAAGGTGTCGGTAGGCGGCGTTCTGTTTGACCAAGGCGTGTCGGTATGCCCAGTATTGTCGGGCAATAGTATTGCAGATATGAACCTCACGGGAGGCACTTGTGATGCCCCAGAAGGTCAAGTGTGGTCAACGTTCTCTGCGGCTACTGAGTTCCCCCAGCTGCCAGACTGGAAGGTAAAACCTGCTGTACACCGCACCTTTACCACGACAGCAAAACCCGGCGGCGGTATGAGCAACATGTGGTCGTATCCGTGTATAGTTCGTAAAGAGCCGGTAAACGGTGTAAAACTGGCTGATTGCTATGGCCCGTTGAATGAGTCTCCTTGGACTAGCGGTGTGGTTCCCGTGGGGTCTGAGGTAATAACGGATGCGCCTAAAGGTGTGCCTAATCCAGTTGGCGGGAATCTCCCGGTAAAAGATTAAACGAGGGTAAGAAAATGGCTTCAACGTATTCTACAAACTTAGGGATAGAACTTATTACTACTGGTGAACAAGCCGGTACATGGGGCACTACGACCAACCTGAACTTAGGCACTTTGATTGAGCAGGCTATCAGCGGGTATGTAACGCAGGCTATTTCAGATGTGGCAGACACCGTTATAACGATACCAGACGGCGCTACGGGTGTAGCCCGTAACATGTTTATCGAGATGACCTCGGCAGGCGCTCTTACAGCTACACGTAACTTAATTGTACCAGCAGACAGAAAACTCTACTTTATCTACAACAATACATCCGGCGGGTTTGCGGTAACGGTTAAAGTTACTGGGTTGACGGGCGTATCCGTACCTAACGGCAGGAAGGTGATTCTTGTATGTAACGGCACAGATATTGTCGAAGCCCATAATGCTGTATCAGGCAATGCCACAGTAGGTGGAACACTGGTGGTTACGGGTGCTACAACACTTACAGGCGCAGCAACCTTGTCCAGCACTCTGGGTGTCACCGGTGCAGCAACTTTATCCAGCACCCTTGCGGTCACGGGCGGGTCGTTTGATGCCGTAACTATAAGCGGTAGTAGCGCTAATTCTAAGGGTATGCGTTTCCAAAACTCAGCGGCTAGTTCAAAAAATTATAACATTGGCTCAAGTGGTGGCGGGCCTTCTCCTGCGGGTTCGTTTTTTATATACGATGACACCGCAAGTGCAGCACGATTGGTCATCGATACCAGCGGTAGTGTCGGCATCGGCACAACCACCCCTTCAACGGCGCTCCAAGTCAACGGCACTGCTACAGCAACAACGTTCTCAGGGGCTGGCACTAGCTTAACCGGAACAGCAGCAAGTTTAACCGCCGGTAACGCCACTACAGCAGCCGCGCTTACCAACGGCGGCACGTTAAACACCCCCGGGTCAGGAACGTTAACTAACTGCACGTTTCCCACACTTAACCAAAACACTACGGGTAATGCAGCAACGGCCACCACTTCAGCCGCACTTACCAACGGCGGTACTTTAAACACTCCCGGATCAGGAACTTTAACTAACTGTACTGGTTTACCTATAGTTGCCGGCACTACAGGCACTTTGTCTGTGGCTAGAGGCGGTACTGGAGTTACAGGTTCTACAGGTTCTGGTAGCGTGGTTCTTTCTACTTCACCAAGCTTGACTTCACCAAGCTTGACTTCACCAGCTTTAGGTACCCCATCTTCAGGCAATTTATCCAACTGCACTAACTTGCCTATAGTATCACTTACCGCAGGTGTAACAGGCACTTTGCCCGTCGCCAATGGGGGCACCGGAGTCACATCTAATACTGGGTCTGGTAGCGTAGTTCTTTCAGCCAGCCCAACATTCAGCGGCACTGCTGCATTTGCCACTATAACGTCATCGGGCAATATAACTGCTGGGGGTAATCTTATAGCCAACGGCGGGTTTGTTCAGTCAGGTAATGCGGCAGGTGTATATACAGATTTTCGTTATGATGGGGATATATCTGGTTACGGAGGGTGGACTGGGGTTACTATTGGCGGAGATTTGAATGTTGTTGGAGCGCTGTCTAAGGGTTCAGGCTCTTTTAAGATTCTACACCCACTGCCAGAGAAGACGGACACTCACTATTTAGTGCATTCGTTTATAGAAGGGCCAAAGGCTGATTTGATTTACAGTGGCATGGTTCGTCTTGTTAGTGGGTATGCTCACATAAATATAGACGCAGTTTCTGGGATGACTGCCGGAACGTTTGAGGTTTTATGCAGGGATGTTCGGAGAAGTACCACAAACGAGTCTGGTTTTTCAAAAATAAGAAGTGAATTCTATGGAAGCAGTTTGCATATATACGCGGAAAGTCAAGACTGTGTGGATGAAATCTTTTGGCAGGTTATAGGAGAAAGAAAAGACCCTCATATGTATGACACTGGATGGACTGATGATGAAGGGCACGTTATAACAGAGCCGATGCGCGATATTGAAAAAGAACGTAAAAGGGAGGCGGATTACGAAGCCCGTAGACAATCCCTTCTAGCGTCTAATAATAGTTAATCGCCAGTTATGATACTCGACGCACTGTTATCCGTAGGTGGGAAGCTCATTGACAAGCTAATCCCAGACCCACAAGCAAAGGCGGCTGCACAACTGGAACTAGCCAAACTCGCCCAAACCGGCGAATTAGCTTCTATGGCAAACGAGACTGAGCTGT